GTAAATCATCATAAGTCATTGACACTGTTTCTTCAAACAATATAACGCCACTGCTATCTTCTATTTTCACATAGATTTCTTGTGCTTCTACATTAAAAAATGAAATAGTATCTATATTATCAGCATCAAATGTAAAGTCTATAGTGTCTGCATTTGTTGTTTGCGAGTTGATAAAGTCATCAATTAGTGCGTACTTATTCATAGATGTAGGAATCCATACAGAAGGGTTATCTTTCGGTACTTCTCCTAGTGAAGTAGCTGTTGCACATTTATACTTTTTCATATCAGCATCAACTATGATAATGTCATCTAAATCATATGTTGTTCCTACCGCCCACTCAGGCTCTACGTCTGTTGCGTTCATCGTTAATAAGTCTATCGTGTTTGGTATTACATATTTCAAACTGCTGTCCTTTCAGCTCTATCGTCTCTTTTATCTATACGCTCTAGTCTTCTTGCTTGTTGTTCATTTATGTCTGTTAATATTTTTAACTGACTCATTAATTGTTTAGTCATTGATTGTATTCCTATTGCATCTCTTCCATCTAAAGGTATAATTGCTTCTGGATAACCAGCTTCACCGATTAGCCCCATTGTTGGTTTTGTTACAATTCCACCATCTGCGAAAGGCTTGAACCCATATCTTGCATAAAAGTCATCTCCGTTTTCTGGAGTCCATCCTGCATTTGTAGCAGCTGATAACATTGTGTCACCAATATTGTCAGGAGTTAATTTTCCACTTAGTAAATTATTTACCCAATAATCTAGTCCTTGCTGTTCTGCACTTCTTCCTAATAATGATAAGTATAAATTATTTACAATCTCCTCAGTGCCATTTGTTATCAAAGCACCATTAGCCGTAGTTCTTACTGTGCTTTCAATCGGTGCTGAAAAGTCTGGCATATTTGCTGTTGCTGAAAAGTTACTTATAGCATCTGCTGCACTTCCTATTTGTGCTGAAAGTATTGCTAATTGACCTCTAGTATTTTCTTCAATTTGTTTTAGATAATCGATTTGAGTAAGAGCATTATCTTCCATGCCTTCAAACTGATTTGTAGCTACTGCTTGTGCGAACTGTTGGTCGTACTGAGAACTAAAGTTATTTGAATCAAACAGAACTCCTGAAGCAGATATAGTGTCTTTTAAAGATGATGTAAAAGCTTTATAATCAGTTCCGCTACTTAAAGATAATGTTGCTCTCATAGAGTCGTAGTATTTATCCATTGAGTAAGTGCTACCGCCAACTGCACCTTTTAATCTATCAATAACTGTACTCATAGATTTCAAAGCCCCATCAAGTGTATTTATATTTGCAGTTAGTTTTGATAGGTATGAGTTTAGAGATGTCTGAGATGCTCTTTGTGCTTCTAGTGCGTTATTCATAACTTCTTTTTGAGCGTCTATTGATGCTTGAGCACTTGCTTCTAGTAGTGCTTTGTTTGCATTTAGAAAATCTATGTCTGCATCTGATAAGCCTTCCATATCACCAGCAAGTTTTCTAAACACTTCATTTAGTGCTTCATAGGAAGATACTACTTCAACGCCTACACTTGATGCTAAATCATCAGCTAATTGGTTACTCGTTTTGAAACTATCAACAAATGACTTAATATTGCTTCTTGATGTTTCCATCGCTGCTGATAATAACTCTATACTATCGATGTAGTTTAAAACACCTTCTGCACCATCTTCAAATGCTTGTCCTGTTACTTCGCTAAACTCTGCGACTAATTCCATTTGTGCTACAAAGTCTTTAGTGTCCTTACTTAGAAGTAACGCTAATCTGCTCCCTGTTAAAAACTCTTCTGCCTTAGCTATAACATCAATTTGACCTATAATATACTCACCATAACTCAAATCACCTGATAATTTTTCTACATCTTTGTATGCTTCTTGTAGTCTCTTTGATTCATAGTAGGTAGTGCCTGTTATAGCATCGTATGAGTCTTTTAATGTATCAGATGCTTCTGTAAGTTCTCCTATCGTATCAATGGTGCTAATCGCCCAATCATTTACATAGCCTTGCAAATCTGCAAAGCTTTGGTCAATAGCTGCTCTAAATGCTATATGTCCAGCTTCACCATAGCCAAACTCTTTTGCTTGTGCTTGACCAAATGGGCCAGTATAAAACTCAGTTTCTAAAATGTTTGATAATGTTATTGCTAGATTATTACCTTCTTTTAAAGTTTCTTGATTAATTCTTATGAGTCTGTTGTTTTCTGATATAGTATAAACATCTATACCTAATTTCTTTTCCCATTCATTTAAGTTTGTCGTGTCTTGCTCACTAAATGTAGGTCCAGTAGATACATTGCTAAGCCTAGCACCTTGAAAAACTTCTAGCTTCCATTTCTCGTAAGCATTATCAAACTCTACCTTGCTTAGGTCGTTTTGAAGTGCTGCTGCCGAGCCGTTTCTATCTATAGACTCTAGTAACTCTATTTGCTGGTCCAGTCTATCTAACATTGGTTGATTGGTTAGCTCGTTTAACGCTAGTTCTTGAGTTACTTGTGCTTGAGCTGATGCGTTCCCTGATATACTACCTGCACTAGCTCCTATTGTTCCTAATGTCGACGCTACCATTGCTGCCATTGCTATCATTCTTGGTATTGCAGTATATGGGTCGCCCCCACCTTGTGTTAAAATTGCTGTTACACCTTGTGCGACTGCTAAAGCTGTTTGTGCAACTTGTGCAACTTGAGCTGCTGCACTTCCTTCACTAGCCATACTACTCATCGCTCCTGCAACATTACCCCATAGTCCAATCTGATTTTCTAAATGTTTATTTTTAAGTTTTTCATCTTTCTGTTGCTCGCTGCTTAACTTACTCCATGATTTCTGGTCTTTTGCTAAATCAGCAAATGCGTTACCAATATTTGCAATCTGTTTTGCTTGACCTTTTAAACCAGCAGTCCAATCCTTAGAGCCTATACCCTCATACTTCTTATCAGCTTTCTCCCTAGCTTTAGCGTTATCCTCTTCTATCTTACCTTGCATTAAGAGTAGATTGATTGAGTCTACTTGTCTTTGTAAAATTTCATCTCTTGCTGATAATTCTCTGTCTAAAAAGTCGTTTGTCATATCTGGTGCTGTATCTGTTACCATTTGAGATTGTGAAGCGTTAAATACTTCCATGATTTCAGTAGCATTTGCACCATTTTCAGCCATTGACACTATTTGACTATTTATTTTGTTTAGCCATTGCTCATAGTCTGTACCGATTGCTGATGTTAATGTATCGTTTAGTGCGACCATCTGTCTTTGTTGTTTATTTCGTAGCTCTAGGAGCACTTTTGCTTCTTCAGCTGCTTTTTTTTCTGCATCAGATATTTGTTTCAATGCTTCAGCTGATACTTTTCCAGTTTCATTTGATATTCTTCTAAAATCTGACATTGATGCTGTTAATTCTATTATTTCTTTTTTTGAATCTTCTGTTTTAATCGTTCCAAAGCTATTATATGTTTTATTTAATTTTGATGTTAGTATTTTTTCTTGTTCTGCAAGTATTTTAATTTCTGTTTTATATGATTTTATATTTTCTATAGTCTTATCGCTAAATCCAAAAGTAACTGCATTTGCTATTTGCCCAATTATCAATCTTGCTTCTGCTGTTGATTTTTGTATATCTACTATTGTTAATGCTATTGTTGTACCCACAAAATCAAAAGCTCTTACTATATCTGTAGCAAATATTACTATCTCATCTTTATTGTCGATGATGGTATCTGTCAATGCTCCTATCTGAGGTATTAGGTTAGTTGCTAGTTTGTTACTAACTCCACTCATTGATAAATTTAAAAGCATTATTTTATCATTTAGTATAGCGGCTTCTTTTGCCATGTCGTTAGATATAACCGCTCCGACTTCTTTGCCTACTTTACCCAATCTCGCTAACTCATCTGCCCCCATATTGGAGAGTCTAACAACTTGGCTCGCACTTTTTGAAAATAGATCTTGAGCTACAGCTATTTTTTCAAAACCTTCTGGCATTTCTGCTAGTTTTGCTAAAAGTATTTTGAATGTCACTTCTGTGCTTGTAAAGTTTTCTCTTGCAAATTCTGCTGATATTCCTAGCGTGTTCATAGCTTTTGCAGCTGCACCGCCACCATCTCGCTTAAAGTTGTTAGCTCTACGAATCATTGCACCCATAGCAGCGTTTAATGTTCCAATAGAAACATCTGCGAAACCTGCGGCGAATTGTAACTCTGATAATGCTTCTGTAGATATTGCTAGTTTTTCGCTTAGTTTTCCTAAGTTATCAGCCGCATCTATTGAGCCTTTTATCATTGAAGTAAAAGCATTGACCCCTTGAAAAGATAAATAACCTGCTGCCATTCCTGCAAGTGCTTTTTTCATATTTCCAGTAGTACGCTTCATCGTGGTTTCTGCTTTATTCATGCCTTTTACAAGTTTTTGTGTATCGGCTTGGACGTCTACAATTACCGTGCCTATTTTTTGACTCATTTTCCAGCCTTTGCAATTTCTTTATCAATTCTTTTAGCCATATATATTCTTACTGAATTTATTGTTTCATCTGCTTTCAGCTCAAACGCTGGTCTTAAAAAAGGTTGTGGTCTGTCTTTGGAGGTCCCAAACTCAACCATGTGAGCATACCAGCCGTCATTTTTACCGCCTTTTCTTGGGCTTATAGTGAATATTACTTTAGTTTTATCTCTAGTTTTTACTCTAATAACACCTAGTGATTTTTTGAGATTTCCAGTTCTTTTAGGAACTTTTGCTTTTGCTTCTGTTAATATAGGTTTTGTGCCTGCTCTAATAGCCCCAACAAGCACGTTTTGTTGTATTCTTTCAGGTAGTACATGTAAAGATTTTAATAATTTGTCTAATCCAATTACTTCACTCATAAGTACTACCTTTCTTTTAGGATATGCTCATAAAAGCATTTTTTAGCTGGTCTTGATATTCTTTTTTTGTTAAATTCTTTTTATCATTTTTCTTGGTTATCATAAAATCTTTAGTCTTTAATTTAGAACCACCAAAACTACCTACCATCTGACACACTGTAGCTAGTTGTATTTCTAGCCTATCAGCTAAAAAAGGCTCTTGATTGTAATACTCATACCAATCATAAAGCTCTTGATAACTCATTGTATGTCTTAGCTCTGATACTGTTCGACCTATGTTAAGAGCTAATTTAAAGAGAAATTTTTTCTCTTCTTTTACTTTTTTTCTTTTTCGTCCTCTTTTACTTCTTTTTTTGGATCTTCTAAAAACTTTTTCACTTTTTTTTGATACTCTTCTTTTTCTTTACCACTCATACCAACTAGTGGAATTTGATTAAATACTTCATAGATAAATTCTTGACCTTTTCTTCCAAGTGTTCCAAGTTCCGCATCTGTAAAAAACTTTGGCTCAACCATTGCACACTTCAATGTATGAAACATTATGTCTTTAACTGTTTTGTTTTCATCGCTTTGTATTTTTGCGACTTCTTCACTTTCTGATATTGTCAGTTGTCTTAGTTTTATGTCTCCAAAAGAACTTTTAAATATCTCTGTTTGTGTTAAGCATTTAGCTAGTAAGTCTTCTTTGTTAATCATCTTTATATCCTTGTAGTTTTTGTTTGTAGTTTTGTTAAAGGGGAGAACTACTAAAACTCCCCATTTTTTATGTTGCTAAAGTTAAGGCTGGTTTAGTACAAATTTCAATTGTTGGGTTGTACATCACTGCATTATCTTTTGCTACACCTATGGTAGGTTGAGATATTGCCGCTTCAAATACAAGGAAAGTAGGATTACCTGTGGATGGAGTAATTTCATCATCAAACATTACAATCATCTTTCTTCTTGTATTGTTGTCCCACATATCTCTTATATCTGCCTGACCTGCTGCATCTGCTGCATCAAATAATAGACTTGGACTAATATTTGCAAGAGAAATACTTCCTAGTGATTTGAACGACTCGGCACTTGATAGACATGTGTATTCCTGTACGCTTCTGCTACCCAATGAAATATCACCCAAATCCAACAAACAGTTGATTGCAATACCTCCAGATATTGCTGTTGCTATTGCTGCTGCATCTACTGTAGATACTGATGTTGCTACCAAATATGCTTTCGTGTTTTGTGATTCTGTTACGTCTAGTGGCATTTTAATCCTTTAATTTAAAATCTATTGTTTGTCTAAAGAGTTTAGTGTTTGGTTCGTAGTCGTCCATAGTGCTTATGCTGTTTGAACTTTTAAAACCTACTATGCTACTCTTAACCGCTTCTTTCATTGCTACTGCTTCGGAGTATCTTACACCCCAACAGTCAACTTGGAATCTTGTATCTGATTGATATATATATCCTTCTAAACACTGACTGCTATTGTCGTTTATAACGTGGTATACGATATATGGTCTTACTGTATTTTGAGGTGCTATTTTTGGATAAATCCTAGCACCTACCAATGAAGCTATTGAAACATCATTTTTTAGCTGATTATATAAATCAATTTCGCTCATACTGTCTCACTTGCAGCTATAAGCAACTCTTTATTTCTCTCATATGGATTCACGATTTCTTTAATGTCAAAATACTTGTCATTAAATTTGATTCGCATATTCATCTCCAAACCAGCAAAGTACCTAATTCTAATTTTTTTAGTTGAAACTTCTACTATTTGGTTACTAAAGAAAAACTCTTTACTTGTAAATTGTTCTACTGATGCAAAAGCTTCTTGAAACATTTGGTAACTATTTTCTTCTTCTCCAAAATCATTTGTGCTTGATATTGGTTTTTCTATAGTTATTTTATGTCTTAGGTTTCCTGCTCTCATTAGAACTCTTTTATCTTGTAAGAGTTAAGTAAACAGTCCACAAACTTATCGTTGAACGATGAAATGCTAACACCTATTACAAACTGTTCTCTATTTTCATAAAGAGTAGATACTTTCACTCTCATCCACGCCTTGATTGCTTCTGGAACACTTTGAAAACCACTAGTAAAAGTAATTTTTAAAGCTTTTTTATGAGAAATCAAAGTTGGACATTCTTTATACTCAATCTTCCCTATCCCATTTTCTTCCCATAAATAATAAAGTGAAGTGTCTAGCAATTGGTACACTTCATCTTCACCCATATACTCAATTTTTTCTATTGATTTTATGGGATTTTTAGGTAATTTAGCAACTAAATTACCTGCATAAAGTTCATAAGTAGCGACCATGAGCTGAGTATTTGTAATATCTTCTGCATACTCGCGACTTGCTTTGATCATTGAAGTGATAAGCGTATCGTCAGCAGCACTTAATACTCTTAGAAACAATTTCGCTTCTGTAAGTGATAAAGGTTCTGCTGTTGGTGCTACTATTTGAACTAACATTGGCTATTCACCATCTCCACTTTCGGCATCTTCTTCAGGAACTATAGTTTCATCATCTTCCAAAATGTTTTCATCTTCATCTTGGTTATCTTCTATACCAAGAATCTCATTTATCACATCTACACGATTTAAAAGCCTATCTTTCTCTGCGTTCAGCTCATCTTCATACATGATGGCTTCCATCTTTTGTTGCTTTTCATCTTCTTTATCTTGCTTTTGTTTCTGTTTTACTACTACATCAGCATAAGCTTTTTTTGGAGATGCCTCTGCAAAACCAGCATCAATTAAACGAATTGCTTCTGCATCATTTATTGTCGCCATATCCCCTTGGTGGTAATCTTTTTCACCACCACAAAGGGAAGTTAAAAACTTCACTTTCATGGTTTATCCTTTATGCCATTACTAAAGTTTTAACAGCATCTGCTAAAACAAGTTTTCCATCTACTCTTTTGTCAACTCTAAAACCAACATGACCTGTTCCCGCATATAATTCATCAAGGCGTTTCATAGTCATAACCTTTCTATCTTTGATGTGATAGTATGAGAAGTCTCCATAAGCGATAGGTTTTGTACCAGTTGCAATATCTGGCATGTGTTTATTTAGTCTGATAGGTTTACCATCAAAAGTATCAGGAGTACCACCAAAACCTTGAACCCATAAATACTGACCAGTAGAATCTTTTAATTTTCTAATAGAAGCTCTTGTATTTTTATTCATCATTAAATAAGCACTACCATCATAATCTTCATCAAGTGAAGTCATGAGATCTATAATCTCATCAGCAGCTATAGCTGTTGTACTTGCAGCAGTTTTTCCAACTGTTGCAGTTATAAGTATGCCTGTTGGTTTTTTTACCCCGTTTCCACTTATAAAAGCTAATTCTTCTGCTTTTGTTGTTGACTTTGCAAACTTCATAGCGACATACCCCTCTACAGCAGGCACTGTATCTTGAAGGGCTTCATCAGTTACTTTTACAATTCGCCCAGTTTTCCAAGCTGCAAGAGAAACAGAACTGAGTGTTGGGTCACTCTCTGGGTAAATACCTTCTTCGTCAATCCATCCATTGGCTCCATCGTCACCTTCAACAGGAATATTTTCAGTTGTAGTTGAACTTGAAACTGTTGCTAGATCTCTC